TAATAAAGATTTTAGAGGTTTATAAAATGGAGAAATTATTACCAAAAGTTCAAGGGAAGAAATTTAGCGACGCACTAATTACAGGCGGAGTTAAAGCAATAGTTGAAAAAATGATAGCACAGACACCAGTTGGTAACGGAAATTTAATTTCTAGCGGTGTTAAACTAGTTGGTTCAGCAGTAGTTCCAAACGGCAAATATTCAAGTTATCTAAAAGACGCGTTAGGAATTGACGCAGTAGAAGACGCGGTTAACGTTATGTTTAAATGGATAGAAGGTCAGAATATATTTAATTTTGGCGGACAAAAACAAAACAACAACAATACAATTTAAGTGAGGTTAAAAACCCACAGAGGCAAATAAAATGAATGGATTTAAAAGAATATACAATTTGAGTAACTTCGGAGTTACAGCAAATCAAACTTTTTTAGCAGGGCAATATTCAAGAGTTGGACAAGTAACAGTTCCAGCACAGCAAGAGGTAACTTTTGGCGCAAATGACGCAACAGGCGGAGCGAGTGTTTCCGGTTCAACTGTTTATCTAAATTTAATAGACGACAGCGCGGACGAAATTGACGGAACTGTTAGGTTTGTTTTAGCAAACGCAAACGAAACAAGAAGAGAAGTAGTTTTAGAAGAAAGAACCGAAAAATTGAGAGCAAGTCAATATGACAGAACCCAAGCGGTATTATTACCTGAGCAACCACTAAGAGCAAAAGAAGACAGTAAACTAATAATAGAAATCCAAGTGGACGGTTCATCAAGTGTAACTTTTGACTACGACGCGACCAACTCAAAAGCATTAATCCCAGTTACAGTTTATCAAGGATAAACTTTAACTTAATTTTTTTTATTTTTTAATTTTAATTGTTTACGAGGTAAATATAAAAATGAGTAAATACACAAGAAATAACGGTCCAAGTCCTATTTATCAGTGGTCTAATTCTAGCAATATAACAGCAGGAAGTAAAACGGGCATAAGTTGGGCAGAATACGACGCAACAAGCCAAAAATATTTACCTTTTGATACAATTTCCATAGTAAACAATTCATCAGTTAATTTAATGTTTTATATTAATCAAGATAAACCTTTATATATTCCAGCAGGAGTAATAAAAGACATTCCCCGTCAATTAGTCCCAGCATTACATAGTTTTTTAATAGAAAACCTAGATGACACCGACGCAGTCGCAGAAAATGAAATATATGTAACGTGTGTTAAAGAGGGAATAACAACAGACAATTTATTTTCAAGTTTACACCAGAGATTATTTAGAGGTTCAGAGTTATAAAAATGTTAGATGTTTTAATACCTTTGGGATTTGTTGGAGTTGGTGCTTATTTTCTATTTAGAAACGAAGATAAGGAAACCAAGAAAACCAGCACTACAACGCCATTATATAAATACAGTCAACCAGCAGACAATATTTATAATATAAGTTTACCCGAACCAAAAACAAATAATAAAGATACTAATTTATTAAGTTCCTTTGTCAGTTCCAAACCAAGTAAAAAAAAGAGTTCAAGTAAAAAAGACAGTTCTTTTGTAGGTGCAACACAACCCGCAACAGAACTAAAACCTTTTGATGATTTTTCAACAATTACGCCAAGCACAAAAAAAGAAATTCAGACAATTTTGAAATGACGCCAAACGTTAGTAAAACACAGTTCCCGACTACAACGGGCGAATTTGCGAAAGTAGGCGGTGCTAAAATTCCTGTTGTTAGTGTTCCAACTAAAAAAGAAATGGATATTAAATCTTTTGAAGTTGGTAAAGATACAAAAATACCCGAGGTTAAAAAATGAAAGACGCTTTTAAAATTGATTGGGACAGTAAACTATTTAGCAAAGAACAAACAACCAACCAAATTACTAAAAATTTAACCACATCAAACGTAGACAGCAGGAGTTTAAATTATAGTCCGCAGACAGATTTTAGTTATAATTTAATATTTAATAGTGCAGGGGCGACACAAACAACTAAAAAAGAACAATCAAGCGAACCGGTTTTAAGTCAAACTCCAACAATAACGCCAAGTTTTACCAGTTCCCAAAGTGCAGAACAAAAACAAACAGATAGTTTAATGTTACCTCTTTTGTTAATTGGTGCGGGCGCAGTTGGTTTAACATATTTTACGAGGTCAAGAAAATGAGTTTTGGAAGCACTGTTATACCCCAAAAAATAAATAAATCTGAATTACCTGACGACGACACCTTAAAATATGACGCAGTAAACGACAACATTAAACTAAGTGATGAATTAAACGGTCAATTTTTAAAAGAAATATATCACATTCCTTTATCGTTAACTTATGCTTATGTTAGATGGTTTCACAAGGACAGTGTCAAAGTACTGACAACAACAGAAACTATGGTAGAAGATTTGAAAAGTCATGGATTCAAAAGTTGCATAGAAAGCTGGACAAGGGGCATAGATAACAAAGAATTAAACTCGTCAATCAAGCATGTTAGAAATAAAATTCCGAAAGTGCTATATGTTGGAAGAGTGTCAAGAGAAAAAAACCTAGAAAAATTACTAGAACTTGAAAACAAATTTTCAATTACGATAGTCGGTGACGGTCCTGATCGAGAAAGACTATCGAAAAAATATACCAATACAAAGTTCGTTGGGTATAAGCAAGGTAAACAATTAGCCGATTATTATGCACTGTCTGATGTATTTGCTTTTCCAAGTTGTACAGACACATTTGGAATCGTTATGATAGAGGCTATCAGTTTAGGAACGCCTGTTGCTGCTTATCCTGTTCAAGGACCATTAGACGTTGTCGAATCTGGCATTAATGGATATCTCGACGGAAACCTATCTACAGCAATAACGACATGTTTGTCTCTTGATAGAGACGTAGTTAGACAAACCAGCAACAAATGGACTTGGAATAATTGTTGGGATATTTTTGAAAGAAATTTAGTAGATAAAAGTTAGAGAAGCAGAATTCATTCTTCTCTAACTAGTATTATTCAGCAGGTTTAGCTTTAGACTTGCGACCCCGTCTTGATCCGGGTGTTTTATTAGGAGTCTTTTTAGGAGTACGTGACTTTTTTGGTGCAGCCTTTTTTACTTCTTCTTTTACTGGCTCTGGCGTTTCTACTTTATATGGTGCTAAGTGAGACTCGTCAACTTTTTTAGCTGTGGGGAATGGAAATGCAGGATCTAATTTGTCGTCCGTTTTTCCAAATAATTTTTTTAACCAATTGAACATAGTGTTAATTCTCCTTGTAGTTTATTTATATTTGTTAGGAACAATAAATAATAAAAATATAATGTTTAATTCAAAATATCCTATTGTTGCAGTCGGCATGAATAAAGTGTCAGACATACACTTAGCGTTAGCGGTGTCGGAAGCCGGTGGCATTGCAACTGTATCTGGATTTAATTATTTAATTCCGGTAAATCGAATTGATACTGAACAGTTAACAAACGACTTTGATTTTTATCAGAGTCAACGTAAATCTTGTGATTTTATTTTTAGCATTGATGATCAAATGTTGATCGGGCAGAACTGTTTATTAGATATTTTAATTCAATATAAAATCAAATATATTGAATTAATTACAACACCTGAATTCGTTAAGAACAATTATGGTGTATTTAAATACAGAATTCAAAAACTTAAAGAACAAAATATTAAAATTTTATTAAAAATGATCACTATTCCTATGGATGAAAATAGCGAATGGCGTAGATATATTAATAAAACTTTTGATGCTATAATCATTAAAGGCAGGGATGGTGCAGGACGAGTACTCGAAAATTCAAATTTATCTTTATTAGATTTAACAGAGATTTGTATTAAAAAGTTTCCAGGAAAACATATTATACCGTGTGGCGGTATTGGCGATGCCAGCGATGTTAAGCAGTTAATTGATGCAGGAGCCAGTGCAGTCGGAATAGGAACCCTTTTTGCTGCATCTTCCGAAAGTCCGTTATCAGAAGAAGCAAAAGAAAAAATTGTTTCATCTGGCATTAACGAAATACAAAAATTATCTACAAACGATTTAAAACAAAATGCTTTGATTTTTACAGAGATAGATCAGGATAAAGAAAATAACACCAAAGGCTTAATAATAGGCATTAAATCGGGATCCGAAGGACATATTTTTATTGGCAAGGGTGTGGGTAACATAAATAGTATTAAATCAACAAAAGACATAATGTCAGAACTTACAATTTTTTTATAGGAAAATATCATGCTTGAAACTATTTTTTGGATTCTAGTAGGAGCATTTATTGGTTGGAATTTGCCACAACCGCAGTGGGCGAAGAATATTGAACAGCGTGTTAAAAACTTTTTTGCCTCTCATTGGGGTTAATAAATACACTAACTAAGGAGTACGAACATGTCCTATAGCAACGCAGTTTTAGATCATTATGAAAATCCACGCAATGTGGGCAATTTTGACAAAGAAGATCCCACAGTAGGAACAGGGCTCGTGGGAGCACCGGCCTGCGGCGATGTTCTCAAGTTGCAATTAAAGGTTGATCCAGAAACTGATACTATTGTAGATGCCAAGTGGAAAACCTATGGGTGTGGCTCAGCCATTGCATCTAGTAGTCTGGTATCAGAAATGGTTAAGGGATTAACTCTTGATCAAGCAGTAGAAATTAAGAATAGTGCTATTGCAGAGGAGCTCTCGCTCCCCCCAGTTAAGATACATTGTTCCATCCTTGCAGAATCGGCGCTCCAAGCCGCCATCGCTGATTACCGTAAAAAACAGTCATGATCGCTTTAACTGAACTAGCGGCAACTAAAGTTAAATCATTGTTGGAAAAGCGTGGATCGGGCATTGGTATTCGCATTGGAGTCAGAACAACTGGCTGTTCTGGCATGGCTTACATGTTAGAATATGTTGATTCGCCACCAGTAACTCGCGATCAATTCAAATATGAAAGTCACGGAGTCTCTATCTGGGTCAACGGAAAGAGCTTAGTCTATGTCAACGGGATGACTGTAGACTGGAAAAAACAAGGTTTAAACGAGGGATTCGACTTTGTTAACCCCAAAGAAGCAGCGCGATGCGGCTGCGGGGAAAGTTTTACAGTTTAAATAGGACAGATTACTAGATGTATTCTAGGTTCTGTGCCACCGTTATAAACAAAATGCTCCTGGCGAGTGTTTACACGATAAAAATTGCTGTCGTCTGGTAAATGATAACACATTGCTTTAATTGATCCTGCATTGGCGGTATGTGCAACGTAAGAATAAGGATTAGTTTTAATTACCAAATGATAACGTTCCGAAGTATCATAATGTACAGTCAGCCCTTGTTTTGGCATCAAACGCATATATCTCACTCTGCCCAGTGTAAAACCTTCTTGGTCTGCTAACTTTTTCAAAATATTCTTTGTGTATTCTGGAGTTTCAGGGTTTAGAATTGTAAAATCATTCTCTGAAATTAGCTCTACTCTTTTATCGTCATCATAAAGACTTCCTACATTATCCTTCCATATATTGTCAACATCTGGTCTAGAAGTTAGACCTATTTGATTTTCTGGAAGCCAATCGATTTTTGTCAGTACAGTGTCAAGGTCCTGAACTACTCGACTTAAATCGACTGAAATATTTTTAATTTTCTCAATAAACATCGGGTATCCTTGTGGTTCTATATTTACACTAAACTATTGTGATTTTTAAATAAATATTAGTTGAACCCACTTTTTTGGAATAGACCATGGCAAGAAAAATTATTGATATTGGTAACATTGGCAACGACGGAACCGGCGATAGCATTCGCGATTCTTTTAGAAAAGTTAACGACAACTTTCAAGAACTATACAGTTCGTTAGGCTTGGGAGAGAGATTGTCGTTTGTTGGATTATCTGATACTCCGGACGAATATATTTCTCAGCAAGATGAAAATTCTCTAGTCACTGTCAACAACTCTGCCACAGGACTAGTGTTTAAGCAATTGATAGACGGTTCTGGAATTAGTATTGTTGACAGCGGTGATAGTATAACAATATCGTCAGCTTTTCAGACAATTTCTGCGGATCCGAATCCTCAGCTAGGTGGAGATTTAGATGCATCAAAACCGGGAGGCGGAAGCTGGAAGATAGAAAATCTGGGTACCCCTGTTTCAGACGGTGAAGCAGTTAACAAAGGATATGCCGATAGTAAAATATCACTAGCAGGCGTCGATGCAGTCAACCCAGAAACAGAAGAAAAAGAACCAAGTTTTGGACAAATGACTGGTCCGCTAATCTTATCAAGAGACCCCGAGGCAGACGATGACGACGTATGGGGCGGAAGGATTGCTGCTACAAAACGGTATGTAGATACCAGTGCGTTCGGAAGTACAGTAAACTTGTATGTTGCAACTTCAGGAAGAGATACAAGACCAGAAATAGATCTTTCATCTCAAGGAAGAGCATTAGCATATGCCTATAGAACGGTCGAATCTGCTCTAAAACGTGCAGAAGAAATCATGTTAGAATCACCGGTAGAGATGGGGCCGTATAAAAAAGTTCTAACATATACAGATTCATCCAATGTCATTAATAACTGTACTTTAGACAGCATTGAAATATCACCAAATTCGGGTTCGGGATTTTCTGGACTAGTGTTAATGAGTGTTGATACTATTACAATCAAAACTCCGGGTGTTAATTATCAAGCAGGTGATATCATAACTCTAGACGGAGGTACTTTTTTAGAACCTGCGAGATTTGAAATTTTAGCAACCACTGCAACACCAAGAGGTGGCGCAGCTACCTTAAGGACAATTACATCCGGAGTATACACGGCACTGCCCGGAAGCGAAGATATCGCTGTTACCTCAACTAGCGATTTTGGTGTTGGAACAGTGTACAAGTTCAAGACGGCGGCAATGACTACGGATTGGTGTCAATTAGAATCTTGCCTAATCCCACTGACACTACCGGTAGTGGTGCATTCGGTACCGCCGACGTTGTTGGCGGGTCAATTCAAAGTATCACTATAACTGATCAAGGCAAGGATTTCTCCGAGCTGCCGACAGTATTGGCAAGTCTACCAAGATTTTTGATAAAGACCGAAGGATTTAAAACTGATTTTACAAACGATCCTGGTCCCACAAGAGACATTAGAGAAGGACTATATTTAAGAGGCGAAACTTCGGGTGCATTGGCTCAAATTTTAGCACACGACGGATCGTTAGACAATGACGGAAATGAAATCTTTGATGTAGATATTCAGTTTGGTAATTTTGTTGAAGGAGAAATCATTGCCTATGGTGATGTTACTAGATTAACACAAATTTCCGTCCTTGTTGAAAGTGGAATTTACGAAGAAAATCTTCCTTTAAAAGTTCCTCAAAATGTTTCTATTATCGGAGACGAATTTAGAAGAGTAATTATTCGACCAAAAACAGGATCGAGTTCGAGTCCTTGGGCATCAGCCCTCTTTAGAAGAGACACTGTTATTGACGGAATGAGTATTGTAGACAATTTGTTTGGATATCATTATCTAACCGATCCTACTGAACCAATTTATCCGCTGATTAACAACAGAGGATTTTATAGAGCAGCAGCAAATTTAATTCAGATAAACAGGTTGTTTATACAAAAAGAAGTAATAGCATGGATTAATGAACAAGTTGAAAATGCTACCGCTCCATTTTCAAATTCTTTTACATATAATCAAATTCAATACGAAACAGATATTGGATTGATTTTAGATGCAATATCTTTTGACTTAAAGTGGGGCGGTTCTAACAGAATATTGTCAGAAGGTCTAAAGTATTTTGATGTAGATTCAAATAAAATTAATCTTTCGACACAGTTAAATCAACTACTAGCAGTTGTTGGAAAAATAGATAATCTTATACAACTTGTAGTCACAAATACCGAAATAACAAATCCTATACAAGAAGCTATTTCTCAAACCATTGATCAAGCATTTGTTACAGAAGCTGGTTCTACTCTTTCATCATTTAGCATTGCAAACGCAACAAAAACCAATCCGGTAGTGCTAACGTCTGAAACAGCTCACAAATTAACCAGAGGGGACATAATCACTGTTACTGGTATCAACGGAATGACGGAGCTAAATGACAATAGTTTTTATGTAGATATCACAGGATCTAATACCGTAGAACTGTATACCGACGAAGGTCTTACAACACCGTTAAATGGTACTGGATTTGACGATTATATAGACGGCGGATCGGCAATTAATCAAGGCGGAGTTATTGGAGCATTGATTGATACATTCGAAGGTGTAATCACAGAATCATCAGATTTGAATATTCCAAAACAAAATACAGACATGGACATGTTCTTGTGTAACGACGCTGTGAGATTTCAAGCAGTTACTATGCAAAGTCAAGGCGGGTTTGCTATGGTACTCGATCCTACTGGTCAGATTTTAACCAAGTCACCGTATGCACAAGAATGTTCTAGTTTTTCAAGAAGTACAGGAAAACAAACGTTTGCTGGTGGTATGTTTATTGACGGTTTTTCTGGTAATATTGAATTTAAAATAACCGGAAAAGCTGAATTATTAGCCACTCAATTATTAACTGGTCGCTCATACACTATTAAAACTGTCGGAGACACTGACTTTACATTGATAGGGGCAGATTCCAACACAGTCGGGGAAGTGTTTGTTGCTACTGATCAAGGAACAGGAACCGGAGTCGTAGAAGATAATACCAGAATATATATTTCTGATCTACAAAGAATACCTCAACTGCCTGCAAGTTTTATTGTTGACGATACTGTATACAGAATTAATTATGTAAGAGATTTTACATTTAATGTAACCGGGTCTACTGCTACATTAGTACTGGATGAAATTACACCATGGCCGTTTGACGTCGATAGTAGCACTTATGAAATTTTAACACCCGGTAATAGAAGTATGCTAGGTAACGATTTCACGCAAATTAACGACATGGGTTACGGTATTATTACTACTAACGGCGGACTATGTGAAGCTGTTAGTGTGTTTACCTATTATAACTATGCTTCTTTGTATTCGATTAACGGTGGGCAAATTAGATCAGTATCAGGATCTTCGGCACACGGAAGATACGGATTAGTTGCTGAAGGTTTTGATCCTTTAGAAATTCCTACTCCTATTGAATTACACTATGATTTGGCACAGGGCGTCGAATGTCATTTTCCTTCTTCTTTCTATGCAAATGAAAAAGGAGGTTTGTCGATCTGGATTAGAAACTTTAACTACCTTCCTTTAACAAACAGTGAATTAGAAATTTATCATCCAAGTGAAGATGCTGTTTTTAGATATCCGGTTGTTGGTGTTTCATTAGATCCTAACAATTCAACACTTACTAGACTCAGTATTAGAACTTCAGAAGGAATAGGTTCAGAAGGCTTGGCAGACATAGTCGCAGATGGTACAAAAATGACTGTCAGGATGAATTCTGCAGTCGTTGTGACCGGCGATAATATTACAGATGTACCTACAAGGCCTAGTACAGGCGTGGTGTTTGACGATAGCGATAGTGTTTATAGAGTACTTCAATTTAATGCATACGAAGATCCTGTTAGTGCAACAACTAACTTAACTGAAGCAGTATTAAGAGAAAATTACGACTATATCGAATTAACTACGTGGAATGCTCAACCTTATGTTTCAGGAAGTGAAAAATCAGTTGACGGATTTTCAGTAGGCAGTCCGGGAACTGTTGACATTGTGGGACACGGATTCAGTCAAGGCGACATTATTAGGTTCGAAGCGGGCGCCGGCAGTTCTCTTCCTGGCGGCCTTACTGAAAATCGACACTACTGGGTTAAGACAGTATTAAGTGCTGATCAATTTACAGTCAGTGACACTCCGTCAGGTACTGTATTAGATTTTACTGATGCAGCCATTGGTTCTAATTTTACTGTTGGCCTAGTTATAGGTGAAGCAGGGGATCAAGAATTTGGTATTGTTGAACTGAGTGTTGCCGATGCGGCTAGAGTGATCGGGTCAAGGCTTGTTTGGATCGGTGAGGAATATATCGTTACGGGATATTCTGATACCAGCATTACAGGAGAAGACTATGCACTATTAACTCTTGATCAACCATTAGTTGACAGTGTTATAGATTATATTAGTCCAGCATCTCTAAAATCTGGCACCAGTGCCGGAACCAACGGAACATTGACTGTTAGAATCTCATTAGTTAGAGCTTCAAGTCACGATCTTTTAGAAATAGGTACAGGAAGTTATGCAGATACCAATTATCCGAACGAGATTTACGGCGTCTCTGCAAACAGTCTAAACGCGAAAAACGAAGTCGTCGAACGTTCGGTAGGAAGAGTATTTTATGCCACCACTGATCAATTTGGTAATTTTAATGTAGGGCCTTACTTTAGAGTTGACCAAGGAACAGGAACAGTTACATTTGCCGCATCTATCGCACTATCGAATCTCGACGGTCTTGGATTTAAGGTTCCTACTGAACAAGCAACTAGAACTTACATTGAACGTAGATTAGGATTAACTCACTTTGGTACCGAAGTACCATCCGAAGAATTAATCCCGGCAGATACTGGAGGGTTTTTAGCCGTAAATGGTATTCTTTCGATGAAAGACAACTTGAATCTTGGAAATAACAAAATTGTAAGTATGTCTGACCCTACAAGTTCTACAGACGGTGTCAATCTTAGAAGTTTAACATTCGATAATTTCCAAGATGTGGTACTAACTTCTCCATCCGAAGGAGATATTTTAGCATTTACGGGCACGGATAATCTAGCTAGAGAGTACACTATTACTGGCGATATTTCTTTAAGTCCTGGGATATCGCCAAACACACTGGATGCACAGATAACTGCAGGCATCATCGAAAATAGTGATATTAATGCAACTGCGAGTATTGAGCAAAGCAAGCTGTCTTTGAACTCTGCATCAACAAGGACAGATGCTGCAGGTATTACGCAAGCAGACCTTGGTTCAGCCAGCTTCAGCAATACGTATTTTGATTCGACAAACGGCTGGATATCCCTCAAAGACAACGGAGTAAGTCTAGATAGATTAGAAAAAATTGCATCTAGAACTGTTTTAGGAAATTCCGCGTTAACTGAAGAAAATGTAGACTCTGTATCATTTAGTAATGTAGTTAACTTAGGCGGAGCAATTAAAAAATCTCAGTTCAGCAGTGGACCTGGATTCTTAAAGAGAATTACTACAACATTTAACAGTGATAGTGATTACAGTGTTGTTGATAGTGCAAGTACCAGTACTCCGAGCACACTAGTGAGTCGTGACGCAAACGGCGACTTTTCAACAAGAAGAATCACTGTTGAAAGATTAAATGTTGATGGTAAAATTACTCTCGATACAACTACCAGTGCAACTGGAGGTTATGTATCTGTTTACGGTTTCTTGGGACAAACTGGTATTTTAATCGGTGACGGTTCTGTGTCAACTGACAAAGTTACTTTTTATGATAACGATCGACACGAGTTTAGAACACAGAATGGTGCAGGATTAGCCAATGTCATTCTTGGAAATCTTTCTGCCAGTGGTCTAACGACCACCCTTGTTACAACCGGTGGTGCGACAACCGAAGGTACATTAACCGGAGACTGGACTTTATCATCCAACAGCGGTTTAACTTTCGGATCAGGCGACTTAATCATGGGAGCAGGTACTCTTGATGTATCGTCAGGAACATTAACGGCCAGAGATTTAACTACAGGCAATTCGTCGACCGCAGGAACTGTAACAGGGTTATGGAGTTTAACAAATGGTAGCCGTTTTGAAGCTACATATGCAGACCTTGCTGAATATTACGAAGGCGATCGAGAATATGAAGTTGGCACTGTGCTAATTTTCGGAGGAGACAAAGAAGTTACTCTTTCAACAAAGGCCAACGATTATAGAGTAGCAGGTGTAGTCAGTGATAATGCTGCGTATACAATGAACAGTGAATGTCCTGGACACAAGATCTGTGTTGCTCTGCAGGGAAGAGTTCTATGTCGAGTAGTTGGAAAGATATCAAAGGGTGATCTAATGGTTACCAGCAATATAGCAGGTGTGGCGATTTCATCTAAAGGACAAGCGATGCCTGGAACAATAATCGGCAAAGCTCTAGAAACATACGATTCTGATCATATTGGCAAAATAGAAATTGCTGTAGGAAGAACATAATGGCACAAATTACAATTAATTCAAAACTTTCTCCAATCACTTGGAGTACTGTCGATAATGCATTTGCAGATATAAATTCAAATTTTAGCGAATTGTATGCAGCGATAGCAATATCAACAGATCCAGAAAATCTTGAATCATCGTTAATACCAAATATAACTGAAACTTATAACTTAGGTAGTTTGGAAAACAGATGGAATGATCTTTATCTTTCTGGTTCTACAATTTATCTAGGCAACTCGACCATAACTTCGAACGGTAGCGGAATTGTATTACCTGCTGGATCAACTGTTAACGGCGAATCTATTGCAGCGGGAGATATTAATAAATTTACATCTATTAATATTCTTGGACAAGATAGTATAGTTGCAAGTTCAGATTCGGATAGTTTTACTATATCATCTGGTACAGGCACGTTTATAACCAAAGGATCAGGAAACACCATTAATGTTTCTTTCGATCAAAGTACTGATATTTTTGGATCAGTTTTCTCTAGTGATTCTACCTTGTTGATTGATTCTGATCAAGGAAAAATTGTTGGTCCTATTGATATCACTGTTACTGATTTAATTTTGTCCGGAGGACTTCCGGGACAGATATTAACCACAGACGGACTGGGAAATATTAGTTTTACTGATTTAACTAATCTAGGCAATATCGTATTCAACGAAAGTACATTAGATACCAATAATGATTCAGACATTATTTTTAATCCCGTCGTTAATTTTCAAGACAGTATCAGTATTGCTAATAATATATCTATCGGTGGCGATATTATTTCAACAGGGTCAGGTACTCCTGAATTGTTTTCAGATAATGATATTGTGCTAACTGCCAGTGAAAGAGTAATCGTTAATACATCTCCGTTAAAAATGGCTAGTTTTACAACAACAGAAAGAGATACTCTTATAGCTCAGAACGGTGATATGATTTACAACACAACCGTGGATAAATTTCAAGGCTATGCCAACAACACATGGGTTGATTTACATTAAAGGTCGCATATGTCAGAACAAAAGATTTTTCAAATCGGTGTCAGAGATCCGAAAGACTGGGATATAGTTCATGAATTGCTTTCTAAAGACGGAACTTTAGAAGATAACATTCCTTGCAGGTGCATCGAATGTGTAGATATAAAAGAACACAGCCCTACTCGATCGTCATATCTCATGACTGACGATGAAGCAGAACAGTTAAGGAAAGATCCCAGAATTATCTTTGCGAATATTGACTATAGTCAATATGACGAATTTAAGCCGCCGCCGGATGAACTGCAAGCAACAACTCCGGATTTAATTCAACGATATTCCGGAACAATTAAAAATTACAGAAGATTTTCAACCGCTGGAACCTTGCCAACATCTCCCGGACAAAACGATGCTAATAGATCTGGCTATCAATTACTACGATGTCAACAAAATTTAGAACCTTGGATATCCGGATCATATTCTGACAGCTATGTCTACGAATCTACTATTAGTCAATATGGCACTGGTAAACATGTCGACGTTGTAGTAGCCGACGAGGGCATGTGGATCGGACATCCGGAATTTCAAAACAACAGTGTTTTACAAGTAGATAATAACATAGAAATAGAAAAACCAAACGGATATGCCGGAGGAAATGTATTACCCGGAAATGGGACTTGTGATGTTTTGGATCTTGTTCTCGATAGTCCTTACTATATTGATCCAGAATGGTTTGATGCTGATCCCGATAACAGATTAACAACACGATGGGATGGAACCCGTGTACCGGTCGAGAATGTTGCTCGTGCTTGGTGGAGTAACAGCAGTCAGCGTAGTGAAAAATTTGCTAATGCTGGAACTGTTATTGTTCCTCTTAATTATACTAGATTTAACACTAGCGGAAACAACACTTCGGTGCCTCCCAACGGCGAAGGACGACACGGAACACCTTGTGGAGCATTGACTTTCGGAAGAACGCAAGGGTGGGCTTACAATGCAAATAAATGGAATTTAGATTTATACGGTTCGCTTGGCGCCGGTATCGAACAAGGGTTCGATATACAAAAAATATTTCATCAATTAAAACCAGTAAATCCTTTATTTGGCACAAAAAATCCCACAGTAAGTTCTAACAGTTGGGGCTACAGAGCAAATAAAGATCCAAATGGTGCTACTCGATACTACACTCATAGGTCAACATCTAATGTTGCGTATACTTCAGAATCTGGGATACCTTGGTTAAGTCACATGGGCACTCAAGGCGACGGCGGCAGATGGAAAAGCGAAATGAAAACAAATTCATTTACAACTGCTCTTCAAGAATTAATTGAATCTGGAGTAATTTTTGTAGCGGCAGCAGGAAACAGTAATCAAAAACAAGTAGATTCTGATCATCCAGATTACAATAATTATATAACTGCAACCAATGGCGGGACCCTTGATGCATCGAGTTTTTCTGAATTCGAATTGTCGGTGACAGGAACTACTAACCGGAGAGGATTCCCCCAGCAAGGCGGAATGTATAACGAAAACGGTAAGAGAATTTATCCTGTTATAAACATCGGTGCACTCGACGATAACTTTTATTTTGCTAAAGAAACAAAAGTGGGATATAGTGATCGGGGCAATTCTATCGATGTGTATGCTCCTGCTGACGGCACTTTGGCTGCTAATTCAAGTTATACAACTACCTGGCCAAGAGCAGACACATATCCTGGATATCGTCAAACGGATAACGTAACTTTTGTTGATAATGGATTTTCGGCTGTTTGTAGTCCAAGTGCTGTTTTAAATGCTGGTACATTCGTACCAGCTCCGAGCACAGCTGCCAGTATTATAACTTCGGCAGGCTCAGCGACAGTCACGTCTATCAATTTAGATTTGAAAAATATAACAGCGAACCCAGATACCACTCCAACATCATTTAACCCATCATTCCCATACGATGACGAAGCTTATTGGACTGTACCTGTTCCTTGGACTATTCAATTTAATGGAACTTCATACAACGAAGTGCATGTGGGTAGCAACAGTTATCTAACATTTGGTGGAGGATCACAAGTAGGATTTGGTCCGGCACCTAGTGCAACAAGTCCAGCATTTAACAAAATTATGATAAGTGCTGACGACAGTTCTTGTCAAAGAATATATACAGACACAATAGGTATTTCGCCCAATAGATTATTTGTTATTAGATATCAAGGACACACTACTTTTAATGGAGGGGTGCTCGGTGCTCCGACCATGGAATACGAATATCATTTTTATGAAAATGCTCCAGATAAAATCGAAGTACATGTAAATTTAAATGGCTTAGTAACTAATGATTCAGCAACAGCTCCGGCAATTGCTACAGATACTGCTTTTAGTGGAACTAGTGCAGCATGTCCTGTGGCTGCAGGATTTATAGCTACTGTGTTAGAATGGAATCGAGACTGGACTTGGCAAGATGTAAGACGTTGGTTGCAAAATCTTGATGTACAAGACAGTGCTAAATTTTATTATGGCGATGAATCAGCAACTGCAACCACTGCCAATTGGAATGATTATCGAAGTCTCGAAGGCGGTGATGCCAGAGTTTTATATCAAGGCAAGATTAGAGTCAGAACCTTGCCAGGCGAAAGAGCTGTGTCTAATGGTAATTTAAAAATTAGAAACGGTCTAGGTTTTAAAATCAATAAAAGTTAACGGAGAGAAAAAATGACTAAGCAGGTAATCAGCGTAGGAACTACGCCAAACGACCGTAAAGGAGACAGCTTAAGAGCAGCATTTACCAAAATAAATGCCAACTTTGACGAATTATATGCAGGACCAGCAAGTTCAAACCCGTTGACATTTGATGGCGGTGGTGCATCGACTGTATTCAGCCCAACTGACATAAATATAGATGGAGGTACTGCTTCCACAATGTTTGATCAAACGATAGCCGGGGGCGGAGCATAATAATGGCAACTAAAATTCAACTGAGAAGAGACACCGCTGTTAGCTGGTCTAGTAGCAATCCAATTTTGAGTCAAGGCGAACCTGGTTACGATTTAACTGAAAAAAAACTCAAAATCGGCGACGGAATTACTTCGTGGGATAATTTAAGTTACATCGAAGGGACCGGAGCCAGTGGAGATCAAACTCTAACACTCACTGGAGATACGTTATCAATTAGCGGCGGTAACAGTGTTGATTTAAGCAAATATGTAGATTCGACATTCAGTGGAAGTTATAATGACTTAACTGATAAACCGAATCTATTCGATGGGCAATATTCAAGTTTATCAGGTACTCCAGTATTATCTACTGTAGCAACAACAGGAAGTTATAATGACTTAACTGATAAACCGAATCTATTCGATGGGCAATATTCAAGTTTAAGTTATAATGACTTAACTGATAAACCTGCTATTCCAACAAACCTAAACGATCTTGCGAATGTTAATACTACATCACCTGCCAACGGCGATTTCTTAATGTATGCCAACGGTGAGTGGGTTAATGCTGTACTGCTAAACAACATTGTCGCAGGCAGCAATATAAGCCTACTGAACAACGATGCTGGATATATCACGGCCGCAAGTATACCTACAGATCTTCAAGGCTCGGTATTCGCAGACGACAGCACCCTATTAGTAGACGGCGTGAATGGTGTTATTCCTTACAGTGTGCTAGATGGTGCTCCAACAGCATTAAGCGATTTTTCAAACGATTTAGATTATGCCACTATTGTTTCTCAACGTTTAATTCAAGACGGTATTCCTAATAATACTTTTCTAGCTGGAAATATAACCAATAATGCTGGGGATAAAATTTTAATAGACGGAGCAAATGGTAAAATTGTAGGTCCTTTAGAAGTTGGTTCTACAGGTAACATTACGTTTAAAACAGAACAAGATCCCAGTACTTGGAACGATGGCAGTATTAGCACTGAGTTTTATTCGTATAAACTGAACTTCCCTACTAATCAGCCAGAAGTAACAGCACCATTATACATTGGTTGGAATGACTACATTCAGATAGAACCATTCCTACCAACTGACATTGGCTTTTCAGAAGCTACTCAAGGTCTACTTAAAAGAAGTCTTTCTATCAAAGGCAGTGATGCAACAGACGCTAGAGAACCAGGATTACTGTTATTAAGTGGTGGTCGAAACGGTTCAACTGGTGTGCGCGGCGATGTGAGAATCAACTCAAGTGGTGGCGATGTAATAATTGGCAATTCAAACAGCACTGTGGACTTCAACGGCGCAACCATTACAGGTGCAACTTTCTCGACTGTGGAAACAACTACGTCATTAACAAGCGATAGTGTAAATCAAAAACTTGTATTCACTGACGAGACAGGAACAGCCAATGACATCGATCTAAGTTGGGCTGTAGATGACACTAATCTAGCACGACTAACAAGTGGCACGCTAGATAGCGAAACCGGCATTGCTACGTTTACACGAGACGATGCTACAACATTCACAGTTGATTTTAGTCCGCTGTTTGATGACACAAACTTAGCTAGAATTACTGGTGCTTCTTTTAATACAGTCGATGGTGTTTTAACACTTACACGTAGTGATGCATCTAGTGTAACTGTGGATTTAGACGGACGCTACTTGCAGTCATTTACTGAAACAAACGATTTAACAAGTGCTGTTACATGGGCTAATGTACCTGATGTAAACATTACTGAATCGAGCGTTACACAACACGAAGCAGCACTTACTATTACTGAAAGTCAAATTAGTGATCTACAGTCATACCTTACAAGTGTAGCTGGGACAGTTACTGGCAGTCTAATACCTGATACCGACATTTCTTATGACTTAGGAAGCTCGTCTAATAGATTTAGAGATTTATATCTTAGCGGTACTACCATTGACATGGCAGGTACTAAAATACAAACAGATTCTAACGGCGATATAGAATTTAAAGACGCTGCTGATAATAGGAAGAAAATAATTGCAGCAGAAGTAGAAATTGGAACTGGCAGTGAACGTATCAAAATGTCTAGAGACAATGCTACAGGACGAGTAAAATTTGAAACAGTTGATCAAGAATCGGGAACTATTACAAGTCCTGCTGGTACTGATTTAAACGAAAATACTACCGACGATCTACCGGAAGGCACGACGAATCTTTATTACGCAGATTCATTGGTAGACAGTCACTTATCAGGTGGCACTGGAATTGATTACAATCAAGGAACAATAGCTCTCGATTCAGCAACACAATCGGAAATTGCAGGAAAAGCAAATGATGCCGATATTGCTGTTGTTGGTAAGAGCGGTGACTACAACGATCTGCTAAACAAGCCAGACTTATCAGCACTAGAAGAAGTTTTTTCGTTTGCTAATATTGGAGCATTTCCGGCAACAGGTGCAACTAACAAAGTTTACATTGCTGAGGATTCTGGCTTTGTATATCGATGGAGCGGGTCTGAGTATATTCAACTCACCGATCAAACAGCAATTTGGGGACAAATCAGTGGTACACTGGCTAATCAAACTGACCTCCAAAATGCTCTAAACAACAAACTTGAATCAAATGACATTGCCAATTTCGAAACAACTACAGAGTTAAACAGTCGCGATACTGCCAACAGAGATCGTGCGAATCATACAGGCACACAAGCAATTTCAACAGTTAACGGATTGCAGACAGCACTAAATGGTAAACAAGAAACACTGGTTTCTGGTACTAACATTAAAACTATTAATAATGCTTCTTTGTTAGGTGATGGTAATATAGACATTACTTCTGCAGAATGGGGTAATATCACTGGCACGTTAAGTAACCAAACAGATCTTCAATCAGCATTGAATAATAAGATTGGTCTAGGTGATTTAAGTGCAAGTGGTGATTTAAGTTATTTAAGTGCAAGTGGTGATTTAAGTTATAATTCTACTACTGGTGTGTTTTCAGTTACGACATATAAGTCATCAGATTTTGACACCGATTTTGCTGGTAAGACAACCGATAATTTAACTGAAGGCACAACCAATCGATACTACACAGATTCATTGGTAGAGGTGGCACTGGTGTTGCCTACAATCAGGGCGAGATATCAATCGGACAAGATGTTGGTATCAATTCCGATGTTGAATTCAATGATGTAGAAGTCAAGGGCACTGGCACATTTTCTTCAACAGGTGCTGTAATAATGCCTGTGGGCACAACAGAGCAAAGACCAGCAAGTGCAGTTGTTGGTATGGTGAGATTTAATACTACATTATCAACGTTCGAAGGGTATAATGGAACTGAGTGGATTGATCTAGCCGCAGTTGGGTCAGCCGAAGCCACATTGGAAGGCGATCTAAGCACTCAAAGTGGTACAGAAGATTTAGCAGAAGGCACAGGTACAGTTGATTTAAATCAATAAATGCTTGATTATTTTTTAATTTTGAAATAAATAATACTAAGAAAACAAAGGAATTACCAAAATGGCAAAGACACTACAATTTAGAAGAGGAACTACAGCAGAGATCGCTGGTATAACAGGAGCAGAAGGCGAACTGTTCGTAGACTTAGATAAAAATGCTGTTGTTGTTATGGATGGAGTTACGCAAGGCGGTGTAACTCTTGCAACAGAAGACTCGTTGGCCACAGTAGCAACCACTGGTTCCTATAACGATTTAACCAATAAACCAGATTTGACTGCGTTTGATAATGTTAATAGTTATGCCGATCAAGCTGCATTTCCTGGTACTGGTGAGTCCGATAGGTTATACATTGCCGAAGATACTGGATTCATTTATCGTTGGAGTGGTAGTGCCTATGTTCAGTTAACTGATCAAACTGCTGTTTGGGGCAGCATTAGTGGAACACTGAGCAACCAGACTGATTTGCAAAGTGCTCTAGATGATAAACTTGAATCAAGTGACATTGCCAATTTTGAAACAACTACAGAACTAAACAACAGAGATACTGCCAATAGAGATCGTACCAATCATACAGGCACACAAGCAATCTCAACTGTTAGTGGTCTACAAGACGCACTAGACGGTAAGCAAGCAACATTAGTCTCTGGTACTAATATCAAAACTGTTAATGGAGCATCACTGGTTGGTTCAGGGGACGTTGACCTATCAACTAGTTTAACTCTTGTTGGTAACGAACTGCGTTATACCAACATTGATGGTACTGTTCAAACAGTTGACCTCTCTGCCTATTTGGATGACACAACAAACACTGTTGTAAGTGGTACGCTTAACGGAAATACAATTACTTTTACTCGTGAAGATGC